ATCTAGGCTTAAGACCTCATCGCGTTTAGTATGAAAACAATAGCTGCAATCCATGTTGCACTGCTCAGTCACAAATAAGTCGATGCTTTTGATTTCGTTTTCCTTTAGCTGCATAATCTCGCCTCCTTTTCAAGCTCAATGTAACGTTTGGTTATTTTGAATAAGACTTTGCACATCTTGCAGAATGACGGCTCCGGCTTAAACATATCCCCCATCCATTCCAAGTTTAGACCAAGGCACTTATTACGCGGACAGAGCTTGTAAAGCTCGCATTCTTGGCAGTACTGCCCGAGATGCTTTTCGCGGTTAGCATCGATCTCCCAGGCAAGGTCAAGTTTTGAATAATCAATGCCTTGCTCGATATCTCCTAGCTTGTTATGCTGGCAGATATACATGTTATCGCACTGCCAGATACCGCCAGCAGTATCTATAAATAAGCGCTCTAAGCCGGACCGGCAGTAATGAAAATCTTCCACCTGCGACTTTAAACCAAACTCCTTAAAATAAAGGTTAGAATGTATTGCCGGATTCATTGCCTGATACAAGGCCTGATCATCCCGGTATTTTTCAAGCAGCCGGAAATACTCATCAGCAAACCTTTCCAGATCCTCTTCCTTATGCTCAAAGCGCGTAGCCAAGTCTATGGTGATATTGCGGGTAACGTTATTAATGAGAAAATCAAAATCCTCTAATAACCGGTCATACTGTGTCACCATGAAATTAACGTTATGCTGCGGGTTTTCTTTGACCAGCTTTAAGGCCCAGGGCTCGGCATAAACCTTTGTTTTAAGCGATCCGTATTTCTCGTAGGCATTACCCAAGGACCAGGTCAGGCTTAAATTTTTATGCTTACTAAGCCAGTCATGCATCCCCTGCTTTATGGGCGCGCCGTTAGTATTGGTGTGGTATAAGAACTGGGGAAGTTTTTCAACTACTGCTCTAATCACCGCAAAGTTTAATAACGGCTCGCCTCCCCAAAAGTAGATTGCGAATTTTGGATCAAGCTCCAGCTCGGAGAATACAAACTCCAAGATCCTAAAAGCTGTGTCCTCGCTCATAAACCGAGGCCCCAGGCTTTCGGGATTGTTTCGGGTAAAGAGGCCTCTGCGGTAGCAGAAACTGCACCCTGAATCGCAGGCATGCGTCAAATAAAGATAAACTGTTTTATAGACTGGTATCTTCATTTTCCCCTGTAGTAAAGCTCATCAATACCAAGGGCAATTGCTTTCTTAGCGATGTATTCAAAGTTGGCATATTCAACCCTGTTTGCCCAGCAGTGGTTTGCTGCCGGCTTTAAAGGATTACCAGTGACAATGTAATTCTCCGCCAGGCACATTGCCCGCGGGCAAAGGCGAATATCTGCCTCTGCGCAGACCTCGCAGGACCTGCAGTCCTCATACAACTCATCCAGCCAGTCCCCCATCTTCTTAAAAAATAAGGCTGTCTCATTAAACCCTGCGTAGATATCCCCGATCTTAAACTCCGGGAAGTTGGCAAAGAAATCGCAAGGATAAATTTCTCCCTTATGATTTACCGCCAGATACAAATACCCGCATCCGCAGAAAGTCGGCGGGACCTGCTTTAAAGGCAAACCCTTAAGCTTACGGTAGATGTTATTCTTCAAGGCTATATCCCACTGGCTTCTGCCGAACTGCGGCTCTCCGGCAAAATAAATGTAGTCTGCCAGCCTTTTGAATAAAGCCTTGTATGCCTCGTTCTTATCTTTAATCAAGTCCCAGTGCCTGGCTGCGGAAATGCGCACTACCGGCACCGGATACTCGAATAAATACTTAATCTCCTCAAATACCCCGGGTTCATCCGGATCATCAATTACGTAATGCACGTCCCCGCCGTTATGCTGAACGATGTCTAAGGCAGGCTTGGCTGCCTCTAAATAATATTTCCCGAATCTTGCTTTTAAGGATGCAATGCTCACGCTGACCTTTAAATGGTATTTATGCTTTATGATCCAATCCCGGATGCTTTTATCATCGATCAAGCAGAGGCCGTTGGTCGTTACCACATAATGAAACATCGGGTAAGTTTCCAAAAGATACTTAATCATGCCGAAATTCAAAAACGGCTCTCCTCCGAAGATTGAGAATTTAACCTTGGCTTCGTCAAAATGCTGAAAGACAAAACCCACCGTGTCATCAATTACCCTTTTAGAGATCTCCGCACCTTTTTGCCGGAACTGCCCGGGCTGATAGCAGTAAGGACATGACAAATTGCAGTCCTGCGTCATTAATAAATAAACAGAGGTGTATTCCTGCTTGTCCGCGGTGATTGCACTGATATCGAATTTGCCGTCATCCTTATATCCTCGGATGACGTTCCGGCAGACATCAGGCAAATCCGTTCTATTTCTCTCTTCTAAAGTAAATACACTCATAGCCAATTAAGTAAAAATAATCCTTCATCAACCGGAGTGGTTTCCATTTTGAGTTTTGTCTTTAAGATTTCCTTATGCTCTAAGGTCAAAGGAATCACTCCGGCCAAGTAAAGCTTGTTTTTATCCCCTCCGGCAATGAAAAAGGCAAACTTTGAGATCCTGCCTTCCTCATCTTCAATGCCTAATTCCTGGACTGTGCTTTTTAAGGCATTGCTAAAGATATCCGCGTCTTCAAAATGACTGCCGGTAAAGTCTCCAACCTTAGTATTGTCTAAATTAAGCCTTACCCAATAAATCAGCTCTGTAACAGGATCAGCCTGCGCATTCTTGGCAATCTTTAAGGTGATATTCTTTAAGAATTCTTTGTCTTTAAACATAGCTTTCTACCAGGTAAAAGGATTGCATTTGCAATTCCAGTCTGAATGAGCGCTCTGCCAGTTAATCCCGGGTGGCGCGTAATTACACTGCGGGCTCCAAGGCACAAAGCCGTCCCAGTTCGTTATGGATAACGGATCACCCGATGCTGCTTTATACGGATGCGCGGTGCCTCCGGGCAGGTTATAGCTTGCGCAGATCCAGTGGTCTACCATGGAGTGGCCGCATTCATTGTATTTATGGTTGTCGCAGGCCACTCCCTGATGCGAGCAGGTTTGATAATAGTAGCCACAGTCTGCGCAGTACTGACACTGCTCTGCTTCGCAGATACAGCCGGTCATTAAAGCCTGCAGCTTACCCCTCAACTCCGAAACATGATCATTCCTTGCTTTGGTTGTATTCGCAGTTAATGCTGGGTCGCTGAAATCCATGCAGCCCGAGCCATCCTGCACACAGTAGCCGGATTCGCCTCTGCCGGTTTTTATATTCTGTAGCTCGGCTCTTAGCTCCTGGATGTGGTCATTTCTAATCTTAGTCGCATTGGCCGTAAGCGTCGGATCCGTAAAACTTGCCGTAGACAAATAACGCCGGGTAAACTCAAGATTAATCTTGGTGCGCAGCTCCTCTATATGGTCGTTACGCACCTTAACTGAATCTGCAGTTAAAGCCGGATCTGTCCAGCTGGGAATATTTGAGGCGCACTGTTTCGGCGGTAATCTATGCTCCGGCATATTTTCTACTCCGCATAAGTTGCATTCGGGAATGCAAACTCTAAACCTGTCTCATCTGCTTTAACTCTGACGGATTTACCTGCCTGGCCTGTGTAACTTGCCGGGCAGTCGGTTAAGGCTAAGAACGAACTCATCCCTAAAAGATACAATGGCCGCACGTCCTTGTAGATGTAACCCTCATTAGGATTGGCATCCTTAAACTCATAATCAACCACCTTAGTCATGGTCGGCTTGCAGTAGACAAGGCATACCGGAAATTTCCCCGTCGGAAAAGCAGGCTCTGCCGGATTAGTTGCCTCTGCCCCTTGCGTCCATTCCAAGGCTCCGGCTGCGTTAATAGTCAATAAATCAATCCTGGGATTTGCACCGGGTGCGGTCATCAGCGCAGATGCACCTCCGGCAAAGGTAAGCCTGGTTGAGCCGATATAAATATTCTGATAGAAACCTGCCACCAGCGCAGAACTTACCGCCACATTCATCCCGCAGACCGCAGAGATAGTATCGAAAATAAAGGTTTGGTTTGCTGGAAGCTGATAAAAGCCAAAGTCAGTGATATTGGCTAATGCTGCAGGCGTGCCGTTATTGCCGTCAGGTGTGGCCAGGGTAAGTGTGTCTTTCTTCCAGGTCCCGGATGTTGCGTGGCTGGTTATATTCCAGAAACTTACATGCCCGAGATTATCCTCTAAGAAAAACCTAAACGCCTGGGATAATCCGGAGCACCTCTCCCAGAGGGTAATCTGCTTAAATCCGGATAAGTTTAAGAACTTGATAGTCGTTACCTGCCGGTTAGGAGTTGCGTCAATTACGCACTGCAGGGCATAGTTGCCTTCTTGCTTTGTAGTTGAATGTGTAACCGTAATTCCTGTCCCGCTCCATTTAGCCTGCGCTAACGCATCTGTCGGGTATTCCAAGTCATCGAGCACCATTGAGGCCCGCGGCCTTAAAGGAAATAAATCTCCCTGGAAGATTGCGCGCAGGCAGTTGCGCAGGTTTTCTAAGCTCATTGAGCCTGTCGGCTGGTTGGGGTCAAAAACATGTCTTTCCATAATTAGTCCTTTTTCTTGATAATCTCGCTGTTACACTCCGGGCACCTGCCTGTATAAGCCTTGGTGCCGTTTTTAAGTGTAGTTTCCTTGCAGTCTTTAATCTCAACTAGAACCTTACAAGTGACGCAGAAGCCTTTCATGGTTAGTATCCTTTCACATCGATATCCACCTCGGCTGTGCCGATAGCTGCGCCTAAGCGGTCGTAGACCCGGATATCGCACTGGGTGGTGGTTTTATTTGCTACTATCGGCATACCGATAACTCCGTTTACTATTGTCACACTTACCCTGGGCGGATAATTAAAGCCTGAGCCAAAAAGTATTGTTTTGCCCTGCACCGGGATTAATACGTCCCTAAACCACGACACCCTGGTCACCGGGGCATTGATAAAAAGATGGCAGCCGTAGAAGTAAATATGATGATTTATATCTGTTGTCGAGAGGATAAACTTAAACTTCGCAAACCTCGCCGTGTAGGTAGTAAATGCGTCAATCAGCTCAAAAGCGCTGTAGCTTATGCCGTCTAATGAATAGCTGATCTGCACCTCAAGGGAACCACCTAAGACATTGCGGTAATCAGCATCCACAATCACCTTAAACTCAAAGACAGTTAAGAGGTCAACCGGATCAATCATTTCAAAGAAGCCGGATAATTTGCTGGGGCCGTTTAAATTAAGTCCTCCTCCAGCCTCCTGCTGCTCCCAGGTTAAACCCTGCGCCTCCCGGTCCTCCCAGCTAAAGTCAGTCTTTATGCATAAGGCTGGCCGCACATAGCCGAGGTCAAAATCATTGGTGTAAACCAAGTCTAAATTGCTCAGCTTATACCTGAGATCCTGGCTCCAGAGGTCAAAGTCATTAATAAAATTCATCTCCGGAGGCGGAGTAATCACTAAAGAGTCAATCCCCGGAGTAGAACTTTCGTTGCCGGAAGTATCCACTGCCTTAATCAAAAAGGTAACCTGTCCTATTTCGCCAACCGGATAAACAAACTCGGTGGTGTCTACTTTTTCCCCGATAAACTGCCCTGTAGACCATTCAGAACCTTTCTTGATCACATAGCGGGCTAAATCAGCGTCGGGTATCGCATCCCAGCTGAATCTTAAGAAGTTGCCCTCCTGCGAAACTTCAAATCCTGCAACATCTGACGGAGGCTGCAGCTTACCCAGAACCGTAAGATCGCCTGACTGCAGGCCGTCTGAAATAATCCCGTTTATAGAAACTGTCCTCACCTTTACTTTGTAGGTCTCTTCATCTTCTACAGCAAAACAGGTAAAGTGCGGTTCGGTGGCAGTACCAGCAACTTTATATTCCTCGCTGCCTTTTTTAAGCTCAATCTGATAGTGGCTCAAAAATATCTTTGAGTCATCGCTTGGCGGGTCAAAAGTAATCTGAATATCCGAGCCCACTGTGCCGTCTTTATGCAGATAATAAAGGCTCTCAGCCAGCTGTAAATTCAACACCTCTGAAACCGGCGCATAAGGATTAGGCGGTGTGCCGTAATCGAATGACTGAATGGTGGCGCCGAATCTGTCATTGTAAATTGAAGCGTTATATTCCTGCGCCGTGATTTTATAAACATCCTTCTCATCCTCCTCAATGCGCTGGATGATAAACTGTTTATTCGTCCAGCCAATGAGTGAATGCGTAAGTGTGATCACATCGCCTATCTCCTGGCCTACGGCATTTAAGGAAGTGATGAACTCAACGGACAGCGGACAAAGCTTCAGCTCATAGAAATACTGATTGCTTAATCTTGAAGCCTGGGTTTTTCTGTTGATTGAGGGAATAGTAAGCGTCTGCTCAACTAATCCGCGCTCATCCTGGTCAACTTTATCTTCTGCGCCCCAGGCAAGGATCCTGGCATCATCCTGCGTCGGGTCAAAGTATTCAATGCCGAAGCGGTTAATCTTCTGATCCAGGCCCTTTTGAATTATCCTTAAGTCCCGGATATCATCCTCATCAAATGAGGCAGCTGCTGCCTGAGGTTTGGCAATGATCAGCTTTAGTTTTGAGCCGGACCGGATGAGCGCTCCGGCAAAGCCTACCAGCATCTCGCTTAAGTTGTCTGAAGCTGCCCGCTTCTGGTCAATACAGAATGAAACCGTATACCTCGGCTCCTGCCCACCTGCTCCGTCAGACACTAATTCCTGGCAGCGGTCATAAACCTCGGCAAAAGACAGATCATCGATGTCAGCAGATAGGTAGCCGCATCCGCCGATTTGGAGTTTCATTAAGAGATAGTCCCGGATGCAGGCTGCAGGATTCTCCGAATAATATTTAAGCGTTGTCCAGTCTGCGCCGGTCCAGGTTGAGACTTTTCTTCCTCTGCAGATGCATGTAATATTAGGCCGTCCTCCTTTTAATTTGTCGGAAGTTTCAAGATGCACATGCAGCATAGCGGTGTTGCGGTATTGGATGCCGTCTAAATCAAGACCCGTGTCTGTCTGAACATTTTGTGTTGGAGTTCCCAGGAATGCGTGATATGAGCACCCAGGAAAGCTTCCAATCGGCTCGCCGTTTAATCTAATATCAGAGATGCTTTCGATTTCGCCTTGGCAAAGGACGATTAATAAATCTATCTGCTCGCCTCCCATCACCGGGTTTTGATAAACGATGTTTCCGGCTAAACGCGCTTCGCCGTACAATACCGGCACCGGATACTGATTTGTAGAAGTTGTCTGCAGCTCGCCGAAGCGGTACCGCGGTGAAGCTGATGCGCCTCCTGATTTTGACTGCTGCCTAGTCTGAATTGCCAAGCCTATGGCATAGCCGATCATGGCTGTGCCGATTAGGCAGCCTATAGTGGTAAGAGATAAAGCAATTAATCCTCCGGCAATAAATGATGCAGCTGCATAATCGGCAATTACCAAGGCAACTGCAATAGCAGCTGGCGGGCCCGCAGGCGGGATATAAATTTTGCCGTCTTTTTCGCGGATAGCGAATAAAAAATACTTCTCCCAAGTTACGTCAAGCCGGGAGATCCTGGATTTAGAGTTTTTCCTTGCATGTAGCATTCTGCCGTAGCCTAAATAAAGCCCCACGTGCAGCTCATCATTAATCTTAAAGACCAGGATATCCTCAGGCTCAAGCTCGTCTTTTTTTACGATGATGTTGGTTTCGATAATTTTCTTGATAATCTCATCCTGCTTTGCAGGATCCGTCTCACTGATCTTGGGCGCAATGCCTTCAACTCCTTTTGAGTTAAAATAAAGCTGCATCAGGCCTACGCAGTCTGTGCCGCTAAGGTCCCGTCCGTCTTGGAGCCACTTAACACCTACCAGCTTATTTAATAATTCTGCATCGAGTTTTTTCATTCTTCTTTGCTAATCGGATTAATCAGCTGCGGGATATGCTTAAACCCGCCGAAATTCGCCTGATTGTTATGCCGGTTTTTACAGACATCAAAAGATTTGTCGCAGCCTTTTTCTACTGAATAAAGATCCCCGGTATTGGGTGCCTGAGGCAGGGCATAATCCAGAATCAGCTTGTGTTCTGCCAAGATAAAATCCACAACCTTGCGCTTTAACCCGGAATTAACTCCTGAGTTAAACTGAATCACTCCGTCATTCCAAAAATCATCTGCTTCTGTCCGGCTTGCATCAATAATGAATCCGGTTGTGGAACCTGCACCCACCAGCTGCCCTGTGATCCTGGTTGCAGCCACATTGAACTGACAGAACTCATCTCCGAAGATATAATTGCAGTAAAGCTGCTGCATCCGGCCGGTCTCCACTGCTAAAGACTTAAGTTTTGACTTACATTCAATCTTGACGCTTAATTCTGTAAGCTCTGCTACTGCATTAATAATTCCGTCAAACATGACCTTGGCATGCAGAGGATCTGTAAGCAGGTCCAGAAAGACTTTACGGATCACCACCCGTCTGCCTCTTAGGTCAACGGTATTCAGCCAATTGCTCCATGCCCGGTCCACATTGTCAAACTCGCCTGAAACCGCTTCAATCTCAAGCTGGTTAGATGCTGGTATTGCCGAGCGCTTTATGCCAAGAGGCGTGTAATACTGCAATACGCCGTCTAAATTCCAGAATTGAGCCCGCTTGTTGTCAGTGCAGAAATAGAATGTGTTTGCGTCGCAGGCGCCTTGCGAGCCTAAATAAAAGTCATACAGCTCAATAGGCCGGTTTTCTTCTTTGGCTGCTTCGTCTTTATATTGAGTAGTTAGGTTCTGCATTTTTTAGGGCGCCTGGTAAATATTCCATAAAACTTCTTTCAGCTTTATGCCGGTGTTATAAAGCCTATACTGCACCAGCTCACGCGAGAGCTTATCGTCATCGAAGCGGACCTGGATGTAGTATTCATAGCTTGCTGTGACCGCCACTCCTGCACCAGGGGCAACAGTAAAAGTGATTTTTGCAACCTCATTTGTCAGATCGTTCGTAACTGTATACCCCGAAACCTGCAGAACCCCGTTTAAGTAAACCTTTACTGAACTGATATCCGCTGGGAAATAGTCTAAATAAAAAACTGTCTGCCCGCCGCCTCCGGTGCCGACCGCCTCTACTGTAACCTTATAACTCGTTGGGAACTTCACCCAAAAGGTGTCGTATTTGCCTTTTCTTGCCTTAAAGAATTCCCAGATCAGACTGACTGCGGTTTCGTTTTCGTTCTCAAGCCATGTGTCCAGCGTCCTAATCGGTTTTGACCACTTCGAGCGGCGTTTTTCTTTACCTGAGTCTGCCTGAAAAATCAGTGTTGAGAATTCCGCGTCCTCTTTTAAGCCGAATGCAGGAGTAAAGGTTAAAATCTCTATGCTCATAAACGGTTCCTGATGGCGCTTCTTATGGGTTTATTCTTGTTTAAGGCGTCAATGATTGCGCTTTCAAAGACATCCGGATGCTGCACCAGCATCTCCCGGAAAGACTTTGCGTCATTAGCATTGATGTAGACGTTAAAAACCTGGGCGCTCTCACCCAATCCATCTCCGCGGTTTAGCTTATTTAAATTATTTACGCCAAGTGACCTCATTCCTCTGCGGGAAACTACCCCCTCTCCTGACTGCGCAACAATGGGAATTTCATCAGGAGCAAGGCCTGCATGCGCATACACCGGCTGGATCAGTCCTCCCTTGTGATAAACAGCTCCTCCTTGATGGAAAAAGGGAATCATTCCGGGGAATATTGCGCCGATAGTTTTAATCAGGATGATTTTCGCCAGGACTTCTGCGAGTATGTCCAGCATCATATTGCCGAACTCGGCAAAATAGTCCTTGGCATCATCTAATTGGCCGCGGAATGCATCGCTAAAGAAATGCTTAAACGAAGAGCCCAAAGATCTAGCCGTTCCCTCGCCTATTGTCTGTATGGCATCAAAGGACTGCGCCACCTCTTTAATCTTTACATCCTTGCCTAAATTCCTAAGCGAGTTGATAAAATTACCTATCGCCTCGCGCGCCTTGTCATAGCCTTTAACCAAGCTGCCTTCGCCAGTCACCAGGATATTTGAGATCTTACTGCCCACCCGGTCCATCTCGGTATCAGAGGCTTTAATCAGACCGTCTAAATTCTCGCGGAATTTCTTGATGTGTTCTGATGCCTCTCTGTAAGGCTCTCCTAACTTGCCCGGGAGCTTGCCTAAAAGGTCATAGAATTTCTCAAGGCCTAGGGCTAATTTGTCAAAACCGACTAAAAGATATTTGATCAGCTTGACAAAACCTATGTAGACCATCTGGGCGCCTATTTCCACGGAGTTAAGCACCGGCACCGCTACATCCCTGAATTTAAGAAAAACTATAGTCAGTCCCGCAACCACCGCAGCAATACCCACCAGCCAAAGGTTGGCCAGGGCAAATAAAGTAAACTTGCTCACTAAGTCCAGGATAATACCGCCGACCCTGACTAATCTGCCGATAAGACTGACCACTACCCCGCTTAAGGTTAAAAATATTCCAGTAATTGCCACGCCTTGAATAATCATTTGCTGCATTGCAGCCGGAATACTGTTCCACATTGCCAGGAGATTCCCAAAGACATTCGCCAGTTGATGCACAACCGGCACTAAAGCCTCGGCAATGCTTACGCGCAGAGCAATAAAGGCGTTATCAAGACGCTTCAGCTCATTATGCACGGAAAGAGAGTATTTCTCCGCGGACTTAAAGGCTAAAGCCAAGGGACCGGTTAAGGCTGCACCCATAAAAGTCAAGGTTGAGCCAACCTGAGAAATCTCCCTGCCTACCTGGCGCATATTTAGACCAAGCTGGTGCGCGGAATTAGCAAACTTCTGCAGGCCTCCTTCAATGCCCTGCAGCCGTTTAGTTACCTCGTCCTTTAACTTCATGATGATTTCCAGCTCTCGGTTAGTCGGCATCAGTCCTTTTCCTCTTTTAACTTAATCACTTCCTGCTCAATAACTCGCACCGCCTGGATAAATTTAAGCGGCTGTTCTAGCCAGCCGCCGGGATTAGGAAGAAAACCTTGCTTAAAAAAGATGTATGCGTTCAAATACTCAATACTCGTTATCGTGACTAAACCTCTTGGACATCTTGAAAATTCTTCATCGCCTATCTTCCACATTCCCGGGATTTGAGAATCAGCTTCGCAGCCCCGCTCTTCTTTTTGAGCATCGCTGCACTTTCGGCAGTCTAACTTAAACTTATGCAGCCAGACTGCCAGGGTCAGTTTTTTGCCTTTTCCCCGCTTAATGTGTTCTCGGACAAGATCACCTCAGCCAGCTCATCAATTAAAACCTTGGGGAGCATTGCAAGTATCTCCTCGCTGACTGCCATGTAATTCTTGCCGATAATGGATACTGAGACAGTGTCGAATTTAAGCCCGAATCTGACTGCTAAAAGATTATGCTTTGAGGCATTGACGTTTGCCCGGGCAAGGTCATTTTTGTTCTTTGAGCTAAACTCAAAAGAGGTGGCCTGGTCATCGATGTAGGCCCGAAGATAGGAATCTAAGAGGCCGATATGAAAAACCGTGGGGTTGTCTTTTTCGGGATCGAGCTTTGAATGGTAGGGTTTGGTTTCGTAAATGTTTATTCCGGTAAGCATAAATTTTCTCCTTTCGGTTATAAGGCTAAAATGCTGAGTTCATCGTCTCCATAAAGAAGCGAGCCGTTAAGATTAAATGCGCTCTTGGCCAGCTGCAGACCGTCTCTGTCCTCATCTTCAATCTTGGTATACTGCGCCCGCGGGATGTAGAAACGAAACTTATTCCCTGCTACAGAGCCTACAGTAAAATCAATGATCATCTCCGCGCCCGAGAACCACTTATTGTGGAAGTCATGCGTTGCGCAGGAAACCATCTCCGGATTAAATGATCCAGAAACAATTCTGTCGGTAATCGCAAAAGACAAAATGCCCCGGGCATCATTTACGTCATCCCTTACCGCCAGCGTATTGGCAACGTCAAAGTTCATCTCGCCAATTTTTGCGGAATAGGCATCCACTGAGAAGAGCGCATTTAAAAATGCGGGCGGTTTGGTGCTTTCGTAGGTTACGTTAGCAAGAAATGCTGTATCTGTTATCCCTGCCTCCACCCCTTGAAATTCAAAATCCAGATACACCGGCTCGCCTGATTTAAAGCCGAACTTGACCTTGCCTCTCGATCCCTTGATCAGCTTGCGTAAGCCGTCCTCAAAGCTGCCCTGCGTCAATGAGGGAATGTTGTCTGAGACAGGCTTAAACTCATTGCCTACGGTTGAGGAAAGGGAAGAAGTTGTTGCGGTAGCAGCCGAGGTGCCTCCGGTAATTACCTCGCCGCTGACAAAGGTCCCGGAAACTGAAACAAAAAGAATCGCGGTTGCGCCGTTGGCAGTATTGATAACCACTCGTCCTTTAGCAGCGGAAGTGCCTCCGGTTATGGTTTCGCCGTGCTGAAAAGGTCCGTTGGTTATTGCGCCTATATTCATCGACTTTAAGGCGTTAACCCCAAGGCCGCAGGCCTGCAAAAGCTTGCCCCACTCCGGCACTGTGGCTGCAGCACCTGAACCCCGCAGCTCTAAGCGGAAACTTAATCCTGCCGGACGTTTCCCCGGAATTTTTCCGATATCGGAAAACGAGGTCCTAGCAGGGTTGCGCTCGGCCATGGCCACATCAAAACTCACCTTGGGGTTATAAACTAAAAGTTTTGCATCAGCTGCAGCCAGAGTTTCGGCTGTTCCTTCAACTGCTTCAATCTTTGCTGCCAGCTGGCGTTTACGTGTAAGCATATTTTATCTAACCTCCTTATCCTGAAACCTCCGGGTCATTCTGCTTATGCTGGTAAATTATCTCAAGCTCTACAATGATGCCTGCCTGAGGCTGGCCTTCTAAGGTCTCAAACAAAACATTAGATTTAATATTTGTATCCTTGGCAAAACCTCCCCGGGAAATATCCTGCATCAGCGCTTTTTCTACATCTCCTAGAAGACTATTCAATAGGGTGTCTGTTGCCTGCAGATCAGCTGCATCCTGCCTCATCCAAACATCAAGATAAACCGTGAGTTTACAGGTAGTGAAAGGATTGGGCACCGGCTCTTTTTCTTCAGGACCGGCGTTGATTACAATGCAGGGCACATTAAGCAGAGAATTGCCTGACTGCCTCCAACGCTGCACGCCGGCAATATCATTGTCATAGCCGTTGGCAGTGCTGATGCCTTCGAGTGTAGTCTTTAGATTTTGTAGAATGCTTTCTCTGACAGTCATACTTTGCTTAAGGTTTTTTTAATGGACTTGTTTAAAATCTGAATGCGCTCGTTCTGCATATCATCCCAGGTCTTATAAAACATAAGCCGCGGTTTTATGCGCACGCTGTTTTTTAACACAAACAACGGCAGCAGCTCGCGCAGTTTCTTCTTAACCCTGACCAGGAAGGTCTTACCCCTTAACTGAATCGGCACCACATTCTTAAGAAGTCTCGGCTGACGGTACTGTTTTTTGAGTCTTCCGTCTGCGGTAAATAATTCTTTACGCGCGGATAACGGTACGGCAAGTTTTCCGCCTCCGGGGTTTTTAACCGTAGCTCCCTCCTCGTGCATGCGGGCAATCTTTGAGTCAGAGAAAATCACCATACCCATGCCTTCGATATCCTGCGAAACCAAGCTTGCCCTGCTAAAATGCGTGAATATGCCGTGAGGCCTGCCCTTTATCCCGGGCGGTCCCTGCAGCCTCTCCTGCCGGAAGACCTTCAAAAACTTTCGGCTGATATGATCCATGCCGTCGGCAATCTCGTATTTGAGGTCTTTTGGAAACATCCTCAATGCCCGGTCAAGATTCTTGGTGTTTATTTCAACGGTTAACTCGCTCATTTCTGCACCAATAAGTGCCACATGCCTTCGTCCTGGTTTAAGATATCTGCTACCAGCCAGCTGATAACAGCTCCGCCGAGAGTTTCGGCAAATGCAACTGTATCCTGCCCTTTATTAATTGAAACAACGCCCGCTGCTGCGTCATTGGCAATAAAGATTTCTGCCTGATTAAGCAGCGTGCGCCCGGTGTCCTCATAAGCAGGATCCAGGCGCCTGCGGTTGATCACAGCTTTTATTGCCAAGGGGCTGCCGCCTTTCGGCGTATAAACAACGTCCTCGGCAAATTCGCTCGAGTTTAAAAACACCTTCCCTGCATCTTCGGCTAATCCGTCCTTAAAACTCATCTTTTAAGCTACCTTCATCAGGTGCGCAAAGTACGGATCAATAACAATCTCATCCACATGCTGCCTGACGCGGAAGATGTCGCTTCTGGATGCATCATCCCGGTACTGCTCAACCGTGGCATTCTCCGGCGAATCTGCGGTCCAAAGGAATGTCCTGCCGACACTCGGATCCGCAAGCCTCTCCGGGCTGCCGATAACTGCAGCCATGACGTAAGAGGCGTTCCAGATGTCTCCGTTGACAAAGGTTTTCCCTTCTTTAGCAGTGTTATAAATACCCCTGCCTACGATGATCTGCTTAATTCCTAAGAGATCCGCCAAGGCATTTAAAATTTCTGCCTCTGCTAAACGCGCCACATACTTGATTGAGTCCTTGATCACGCTGTTGTTCAGCAGCCGGTCAAGGTTGGCCTTGCTGAAGATAAGCGCATTTGCATCAAGGCCGGAATTGGCTCTGATCTTTTCCCGGATTGCTCTTACCTGGGCAATTACATCCGTGGATGCGTTTGTCCAAGGTGTAGCAGTGTTGTCCGTGTAAAGCTGGGCGCCGGTGAAAGTGGTAGTGTTAAAAAGAAGCGCTGCAATTCTGCGCTCCTGCGCCTGCAGGACCCTGCGGGTAACGATCTGCACTGTGGTCAGCTCTGCATCGAAATCGCTGGAATAAAGCGTCCTTTCGCCGTCATCCAGGATGCCTTCGAGGCCGAACTCCTCGCAGTTATACAGCTTATCCTTAGCCGAGAAGCCGTCCCGGTTGTAGTTGCCTCTGGGTGCGCGCTTGGTGTCGGCTTCGCGGGTGATACTTTCCCGGGTGATTGCCGGAAAGATACTGGATTTCTTTTTGGTGCCAAAAACCGGCAGGACCTGTGTGCCGATAAACTCATTCTGCTGCTGGGTAAATTCCTTAACCGCTTCTCCCAGTTCAAGCCTCGGTACGGCTCTGGTGCCTTGATAATCAACTCCCATCTGTAATCCCTCCTCGTTTTGAAATACTGTTAACTTAGGCTAATATTGTCTCCACAATCTCCCCATCAGAAGCCGGCGCCTCTAAAACCTTGCCCTGAATTGAACCGCTTACCGTGGCAGAGATCTTGCCGTCTAATGCTCCGTAGAAATCTCCTCCTACTGCGATTGCTCCGCCTGCGCAAAGCTTAAAGGTCCTGCCGGAAGTTTTTAACACTACCGAAACCATCTCTCCTAAGGCCGCAGCTGCAGCAGTAATACCGATGAATGCAACTCCTGCATCAGCATAATCAACCTGGGTGCCGCTTCCTGCCATAAGTTTTACCCTGCGGTAAGCTTCCAGCGCCTCTCCTGCTACAAACGCCTTAACGCCGATATTTTCCTGTGACATCTTTAATCCCTCCTATTTTTTACTGCCTTTTTTCGGCGGTGGCTCTTAAGGCCTCAGTTATGGTTCCGCCGTTTTGTTTTTGATATTCTTTTGCCTTATCAAGGTGCGACTTTGGCTGTGCTGCCGGAGGCTGATCCTGGCTGGGACCGGCTGACGGTGGAGATTTCTTCTTTAAATCCTCAAGACGCTGCGCTTTTAATTTTTCCAAAAGCACGGCTGCCGTATCTCCGTTTTTTACCGCCTCATGCACCAAAGTCTCCATCCCCGGGAAATCCTTGGCAGCATCAAGAATTGTTGTGATACGCCCTCTTTCCTGATTCAGGCCTTCTGCACTTAAACCCGCTGCAAGGTCAGACCTTTCTTTTTTGAGCGTTTCTAAACTTAAGTCTTTTAACTCCATTTTTTCCACCTCCTCTTTGTTGAGCGAATACCGCTCTAAGAAACTGATTGTTTTTTCTACTGCTTCCGGATCTGACAAGAATTTATCTAAAAAGACAGTCATCTCTGCCGAAGGCTTGACTGTCTCGGAAAAGAAGTTAGAGAACATCCCGTTGTTTGCTGCCGGATCATCAACCACATCCACTGCCCAAAGCTTTGTGATCCGAGCAAGAGGAAGTAATACTTTGCCGGTCTCGTCCTTTTTGCGCGTGCCGTCCTCATTCAGCCGGTATTCCGGCTCTCCGTCAAAGACAATGGATGAGCCGAATGCATCCGGGTCGCTCTCCGCCAAGCCAAGGACGTACGATGCAAGATCCCCGTTCGGGGTGTTAAAGGCAGTTTTGTCAAAATAAAGATCTGCCCGGACGATGCCGTTATCACGCCTAAAGTTTTTTGCCCTGCCTAAAAATGTGCCGACTGCAGAATTGCTCATGTTGGGATGCCCGAAGCGCGACTTTATGCCTATAGAAGATCCTGCTCCCAGCTCAATAGTTTGATCCAAGGTGGTCTCGTCAATTTCAAGGCCGTGGCCGCGGGCTTCGCCCTTTGTGATCACAGAAAAGCCGTAAATAACGTTGTTCTTTTTATCAATGCCGGATTTGCCTTCCTGTATTCCTCGTGCTACATCTGCCCGGAAGGTATGTTTATGTTTTGCATCATTCATAAGAGCCTCATTCTTTTTGTGCTTGTCCCAGATGCTGTGGCATATAGCTGCTGCCTGGTCAGGTTTTCTGCCTTCGCTCTCAATCAGCTCTGCAGTGCATCTATTGATAAAATCTTTCTCTTTCTCGTCAGGTCTTGGATTCGGCATTTTTATTTCGGCTGTATATCAATAATCAATTCCTGGGGTTTAACCAGCATGCCTTTAGACACAACTGTCACCTTGATCGGAAAATCATCCGAGGTAAGCAGCAGACAGCGCTTATTTTTTTCAGCTTCTTTATTGCTTGATTCCTGCTTCTTCTTGAACAGCCTGCTCAGCACCAGTTCCCCCTTGATTTGGATCTGTCTTTTTCACTAAAGGCTTATCTTCCAGACCCAGCTCTTTGCGTTTCTTTTCTTCCCTGGATTTTTGCTCCATGACCTCTTCCCAGTCTTTGCCTAAAGCTGCGCACTCATCAGCTAAGGTAGAAAGATTGCCGTCAACTGAGCTGCGCGATGCCTCAACTTCTTTTGTGGGATCCACCCAGCCCCAGCCCGGGGCAATCCAGCGGGCACGGCTTAAGTCAACCCTGTTCTTATAAAAATTCTGTATCGGCAGTTCATCCGATGCCAGATATGCCTCTTCTAAGAACATCTCATACACCGGCTGACAAAGCCTCCTTGAAAGCCATTCCTGGCGCGTCTTAAAGAATCTGCGTGCTTCTAACAGCGCTGCCCTTGCGCTTGAGTAGCTTGACTTGCTGAAATCCTTGGCCACCACCTCATAAGGTAAATTTAAGCCTGCGGATATCGCACGCAGGATCCTTTCCACAAAAGGTTCAAATGTTCCTCCCGGTCTATTTGGGCTTAACTGCGAGATCTCCTCACCAGGCGCCAGATACTCAATCATCCCCGGCTCCAAAGCTTCTATCTTCTGATTGGCAGCATTAGCAGAATCCGCTCGGGCAAAGGCAGCATTGATCGGGTCTGTCTTTTTTACAAAAGCAGCAAAACAGGCAGCAACCCGCGCTGCCACGAGCTCTGCTTCCATGTAATCAGCCAAGTCTTTAAAGTAAGTAAGAATCGGTGCAAAGAACGGCTCGCCCCTGGTCTGCCCCGGGCGCTTAAGCCAGTAAAGATGCAGGACATTGGGTCTTCCTAATTCATTCTTTGCCGGATAGCGAATGTAGTAGCTTGAGTCAAGCGCTTTGAAGTTAAAATAAATATCACCAGGGTGAGATTTCCGGATGTAATAAGCAACCGGTTCTCCGTGTTCTCCCAGCTCAACACCCGAGCGGATACTTTTGTTTTGCATTAAGTCATAGGGGGTGGCTAATCTATCCGCCTCTACAACTTCCAAGGCAAGACCATAAGGCCGGTCAGGCTTATCCACCATAAGCGGGATAATCAAGACTTCGCCGTTTTCCAGGATCTGCCGCTCGGCTAACTGCTGGATTTCGTAGAAATCCATGC